TCAAATCTCGATCTCGAAGAATGGCAGCGCTGGCGCTACGCCCTCGATCAATCCGTCCCTGACAAATACCCGCTGCCCAACGGTTGCTGTACCGCGTACCGTGATCAGGGCACCGCTGGGCAGCTCGACCGTTGCGCCATAGCTGGTTGCCTGGACGACGTCGCCTACCAGTAGCGGCGCGTCCGGGAACAGCTTTTTCAGACGCTGGAATCGGTTCTCGGTAGTCATGCCGTGGCCTCAATGGTGATGGTTTGACGGATCACCGGGAATTCGACAGAGATCGCATTCGCCCGGACGATGCCGCGATATGACGTGCCGCCATCCGTGAACTGCACCAGGCGGCCGAGCTGGATTACGCCGGTTTCGGGCAGCACCGGCAGCCGCAGGCGGCGCATGATCTTTCGGCCGGCGCCGCCGAGTACCGCTTCGCCGCGCTGGCGTGCTGCATCGACGTGCGTGATGAGCGGATGCGTCACCGGTTGCGGTGCCGGCTTGTCCGCTGCCTGGCCGGCGCGTTTGACGTTCGCCGAGATCCCGCTGGCCACGCCGGAGACGAATACCGCGTTGTAGAACTGGCTGTCGATGCACTCGACGCCGGCGTGCTCTACAACCCCGGCCGGCAATACAACATCTGGCTCGGCTGCCGCCCACGCCCATGGCAATACTGGATACCTCGGCGCGACACGGATCGAGTCGCTTGCGGCATCGGCCTGCAGTACTGCGCCGATCGCGGCGGCGACGTGTAGCGCCACGTCGATCGGTGCGCCAAAGACACTGAGCGCGCCCGCCGGAACCGTCCAGTCCGGAACCTCCCAGGTGACTGCAAATCCCGTGTACTCGAGCGCGCCGATGATGAGCTGCTGCGCGGTGGCCGGCGTCGAATTCGTGTGTTGAGCCTGATCGGCCAACGGACTGGCGAGGACAGCGGCAACGCCATCGCCATCGATCTGGATAGATCGCTGACCGAACTGCCTGCTTTCGCCCGGCCGGCCGCGAACCAACAGCCGGAACTCGTAGCCGTTGACGTACGCGATCAGCTCAACCGGGTCGGGACTCGGCATCACCGCGTCCAACTGATTCCACGGGATCTCCGCAGACCAGGACAACAACCAGGAATCGGCGTCGATGTTGATGCGCAACCACGCCGCGTGAATCACTACCGCACCATCGGCGCGAACCAGTAATGCCTCGTTCACCACGATGTAGGCCCTCCGAAATGGAACCACGATCTGCTCGCCTTCCGGCGGCTGAGTCGGTCCCGGTGGAATGACGATCCCCCAGTCCGGGGAGAGCGATCGCGAATAGCGCGACCAAACAATCACGCGATCGACGCTGCAGCGCGCCGCCGTGCCCCACGCCACTCGATGTGATGACTCGGCGATCGCGCGATCCATCACCGGGTTTCCTGCGCCATCGAGCAGCGGTTTCGTCGCAGCGCCAACAACAAAACTTGCTGACCGAAGCGGCACCTTGATATCGCTTGTGTCGGCGAATCGCGGCTGAGGCGCGATGTAGCCCGCAGAACCGAAGCGGCCGACGATCGCATTTCCTGCCGGCGCCGAATAACCCGGCCCGCCGAAAACCCCTTTAATGCCGCCGCCAATCACCTCGACCACGATTGATTCGTTCGGATAAGACCATCCGACTGGGACAATCACCGCCATCAACCCACCGCGCCACGCGGCCGAGATGGCCCGCTGGCGATCAGACGCGCCAGGCCAAAGCACCACCCGATCATTGCGCACCTCGCGGCCAGCGATCCATGCACCAATCACGCCGGCCTGCATGTCATCAGCCGCTGGCCACATCGACGCCGCCGATACCCTCACGGTATCCGCCGGCGGCAACCACTTAAGTAGACGTGTGCGCGCCAGCTCGCGCGCGCCAGGCCAGCGAAAAAATGATTGGGAATGAACATGAACCGCCGCGCCAGATCGCGCAGCAACATCCCGCACCAGTACCTCCGCGCCAGGAAACTGGCTTGAAAGGCGTTTTTCTACGGGTGCGCCAGCCCGCCACGCCCCCCGCACCGACACGCCAAGAGTGATCCTGGCCGGCGGGGTTGATCCGCCAGGCGCAAAAATCGCGCGTATCGCCTTCGGCGCCGGCGCGACATAGCCCGCCGAACCGAAGCGGCCGACAATCGCGTTACCGAGCGGCGCCTGATACGGCATCAGCTAATCAACACCGGATAGACGTGGTCATAGACCACTGCGTTGACGTCGTCGTCATCGTGCAGATGCGCCACGACATGCTGCGATGTATCCGCAGTAGGCAGCGTGTAGGCACCATCCTGGTCAGAATACCCTTCAGAGACCAGACGCCCGGTCCTACGGTGATACACGCGTACCAACGTGTTCGGCCGTACCGTGCCGTCGGGGTTCTCGGTCGTGCCGCCACAGTAGGATGGGCCGTAATCGTTGAAGCGCTCGGTTGGTGCGGTAATCGTTGTCAAAAGCGGGTTGTGACGCGCTACGCCGACGCCCAGTCTCATTTCGTCGAGGTACAGAGTCTCCGGTGTGGCATCTGTTATCTGAGGCGGCCGGCCGATATACACCGCCCCGGTGTTATTAATATGGACTCCGGATACGTCAGCAAAAATCAGCCGCTGACCGGACGAAAACAGGGCAAGCGAGTCGCCGCGACGACAGACCGAAAAATAGCCATCTGACCCGTAGCCGAGCGCCGTCGGTACGGTATAAGTCGTGCCTGCGACGATGAGAATGATTTCGCTGCCAGATGGCTCTGACCAGCGGTGCTTTAGCCCAAGCGCAATATTGCCGAGACCGTCGAAACAGCAAAAAACCCAGGCGAAATTCGGGCTTGTCGTTGACATGATTGCCCAAGCCTCAAGCTCAAAATCGGCGGCGCCGATCGCGGCGATAGACAACATCGCGCCGCCAGACCGAGGCTGAAAAGACGACAGCCCGAACCGTCTTTTCGTCGTCGAAAGCCTCGCGTTGCCGTAAAGCGTTACCAGATTTCCCCTGGTATCAACGACGTTGCCGTCATCAGATGGCTCGAAATGGCTGTGAAAAACGACGGTTTCTCGCGCAGAATCAAGCGCGCTAAGCTGCTCGTACCTATCTATTTGTGAGCCTGCTTCGGAAATCCGGAGATCGCCGGTCGTCCAGCGAAATGGACCAATCAGGCCGATCCATCCATCACCAGAAGCGACGGCTTGTCCAAACCTGATTTGTTGCCCGGACATCGAGGACCCTGTCTTGCCGTGCGCAACCCGTGCCACTTCGACGTCATCCAGCTCGATGTACTGCTCGCTCGATGTGATGTACAGCCGCATATCGTGGCGAACGGAAAGAAAAGACGCCGGGTCCGGAATATCGTATGTCGCGTTCACCCAGCCTGCGTCGTCGATGTTGGTTGCCCAGTAGAGTCGCTTGATTGTGGGATCTATATAGCAAGACATCGAGTTTGCGCGAAAAATGCGCAACATGCCGCCTGGGCCCCAATCGGTCAAAACAAAAGGGCAAGAAAACACATGCAGCCCAAGCGTTAAATGGCCGGACGATCCGGCCAGCACGTAACGCGGGGATGACATGTCAGCAAACCAGAGCGCGCCATCCGGAAAATCATCGGAAGACCGCGATACGACGCAGTTTGAGACGTACGCCAGCGCATTCGTTTTTTGGTCGACCACCGACGTCGATCCGTCAATGCCATCGAATAAAAATAGGCTCTGCACAAGCCCCCACAACGAATCGTAGCCCTTCATATCCAGACCCTCTCAATCCTGTGCGGCTCGCGCACGCCTGCCCGGTCGTCTAGCGTCACGGCATAGCCGTCGCCGGCGTAGCCGGTGACAGTCAGAAAGCACATCCCGCTCTGACCGTTGCTCAGCCCCTCGGCGAGCACCGCGCCCGTGTCGCTGCGATGCACACGCACGCGACGCACCGCCGCATTACCCTGCATATCCCGCACCTCGATCGATATCGTCGTCATGTCAGTCACCCATCGACGTCGCCGGCGAAATTCAAGCGGAATGAATCCCCCTCGACCGATGCCCCCGGCTCGACAGTACGGGCGATCCAGATCGGCGCCGCCGGCGCCGCGGTTGTGAACATCAAGTTGTTTCCGGGAAGCCAGCCGCTACCCCAGCCAGCCGCCCGAAGCACAAAGTACGGCTGGCTGGTGAGCTGATTTACCGGCGCGCAATCTTCAGCCGTCGATCCGGTGGCGATCACCCCCAGGCTCTTGCCGATCACCTGGAACGTCGTCTGCGAGGTGAACGCCAGGCGCCAGCGCTCGGCGATCGCGCCGTTGTTCAGCACCTCGACCGGATAGTCGATCACGTTGTATTCGGCGATTGCGCCAGGCTCGACGTCATCCCAGTTGCCGGACCACGCCAGCAAATCGCGCACGTCGGACACCCGCGCCATCATGTCGCCGAACAACAGCGCCGACGACACGTAGGAGCCATCGGTCGGGAAGACCCGGTCGAGCGGGTTGAGCAGCGTCAGGTCGCCGTTGAGCTGCACGTCGACGATCAGACGCATGTTCTCCACGCGGTGCATCACGATCAAAGGCTCGACGTAGCCCGTCAGGTCCAGTTCTCCCGCCGGCGCCATCGTGACACTGCCACCGATGAGCGATGGGACGAACATTGCCCCATCCACTTTTTTCCCGGTCTGGTCCTCGATCCAGATGTCAGCCAGGTCTGTCCGGCCGACGGCATACACCGCGCCGGCCGCCGCCGGCGCTGGCAGTTCGAAGGGTTGGGTGTTGTGCACCACAACCACGTCGCTCGGCCGGAAAACCGGCACTCGGCCGTCTGTAGGCAGTCGCACCGGATCGAGGCCGAGCAAATCGGCATTCAGCGGAAGGTTGGCCAGGACGACAGCGTTGTAGCGGATCGACGACGGAATCACCGGCTCCGGCCGCCAGATCATGCCGCCAACCACTGCGGCCGCGTCGTACCACCACTCCGCCTCATTGCCGGCCGCCGCCACGAGTTGCCCGAACTCGACGAATGCGACGCCGGCGTCCTGATTCACGGTACCGCGGACCATCGACCCACTGACCACGCCGGAATTATTCGCGGCACCGGTCAGCACCTCGCCGGATTCACTCGTCGCCTGGACGGCGAACGATGCCGCTCGCAGCGGGGCGCCGGCAGTACGCATGTGCAGGTCAACCGCGGAGTACTCGCCGTAGATGGAGAGCGCGCAATCCAGGGCGATCGTCGGCAGCGCGCCGTCGATCCACCAACTCAGCGCCAACTCGCCGGTGCCGTAATCAATGCTGCCGGCAGATATGCCGGCACCGGTTGCCGACGACACGTCAGCGTACAGCGTCCCGGAACGATCGATGTACGTCACCCCGGCGATGTTGAGCAGAACCGAATTCGGCACGAAGTTATCACCGATTGTCGTGCGCAGAGAAAAGCGCAACGGCGCGGCAGAAAACGAGACAGCATCGGTTCGTGCTGTCGCCGTCGTCGCCACGCCGCCATCGGCCCAGCCGAAATTCGCGATACCACCACCCACCGCCAAAGACTTTGCAGATGCGATCCACGCACCGGCAGGATTCGGCGATTCTCGCGACCAGACCTGTCCTGTGACGGTCAATGGCGTATTGACGACGACCGTCCCGACCCCGTAATTGACTGTTCCAACAACCTGGTCGGACGCGATCGTCAGCGATTTACTTCGGCCGATGGAACCCAGAGCCTGGCCCGCCGGCGCGATCAATAATCCGCCGCCGTTGTCTTCCACGTAGACCACGGCGCCATCAAATCGCACCGACCCGGTCAGGGTACCGGGATCAATCGATGCCCCCAGTTCCATCAGCGCGCCAGACGCAAGAGAAATCGACCGAACCACCTGTTCGCCAGGCGTCGATGCCACGAGTTGATCGTAATCGACATGCACCGAGCTGAGTGCATCCGGCAAGCGCGCCGAAAATTCGATGGTCGTCTCGCCGGTGGTGTAATTGATTGTGCCGGCCACACCGCCGCCGGCGATGGCGCCGTTCCCATCATCGGCGGCGGTGTACTCCACCCCATCGGATTCGTAGGTCAGCGCCAGTGATCCCGGCGCGGCGGGCAGGTGCTGGAGAACGAAACGCTGTTTCACCGTTGCCGCCGCGTCACTCGCGGCGCCAGCGCGGACCGCATAGTGCACCCGCGCGCCCCATGAAATGATGATCGCGCTGTCCAGGTCGGGCAGCGCGCCCAAGGTGATCAGCAGGCTGCCGGTCGTGTAATCGAGAATTGCCGACCCATAGGCCGAATCATCGCCCGTCAGCGTGCCGTCGCCGCGGTCCTGCAGGCGATACCATTTATTCAATGCACGGTAATCGACTGTCGTCGCGCCAGGCGCCGGCAGCGGCAACAAGGTCGCCACGTGGGAGATCCCACGCGTCGCCAGATCGATCTCGATCATCCGTGTGTGCGCGATTTGCGCCGCCCGAACTGCCGGGCGATAGGTGATGTCGTATGCGCCAACACTGACGGAGCCACCAGTCCGCTTCACAACACCCATCTCGTAATCCACGGTTGCTGTGAATTCGGCCGATGATATATTCCCCAACCCATCATCCACAGCCGAGACACCGGCACCTGTCACCGACACCGAGCCAGGCTCCATACCGCGCAGAGTGCGATAACTGGCGCCGACCGCCCAGCCACCCGACGACATCATCGTTTCGGTACGCGCCGACGCCCGGCAAGGCACCATTGCGGCGGCCGAGGCTGGGCTCAAGTTCGCCAACGGCGTCTCTCTCTTGCTAGCCGGAACGATCGGCGAATAGACCGATGCCGCTCGCACCGTTAAATCCCCCGGCGCCGCCGGCGCTGCCAGGGGCTGGATGCCGTAATAGCGAGCAGCATCGACATACGTCGTCGAGCGTAGCCGGGTCGGGCGCGGCACCGACGACAACTGCGACGCCATGTCGGCGCCGCGGAAATCGTAGCGAAGCGGCGTCCCGACGCCGATGTAGATGACCCGGCGCTGGAAGTCCGTCACCGCCGAGCCAATCGTTTCCGTGAACGTCTGCACGTCACTGCTGACGGTCGTCACCTGGATGTACTGCTCCGCCGTCACCGTGTCGTCGACCTCGGTCGACAGGCAGTACACGTCCCCCACCTCGGGCAATGGGTCTTCCAGGCGCTGATACGCCCGGATCAACTGCGTCCCGGCCGGCTGCTTCCCGAGCAGAAACATGCGGCTCTCCGGGCCCGCAGTCACATAGGATTCGATCCGGTCCCGCGCGGCGCTTCGGGTATCGAACTCCGAACCTGTTGAAAACAGCTTGATATGCACCTTGTCGTTTTGGGGCGGCAGCGAGACGTAGGCACGGGCGCCAGCATAAGTATCGGCATTGCCCGTTAGCACTGCGCCATAAATCTTGAGCACGTTGACTCGCCCGTAAACGCCGTCCAGGTGGGAAACCTTCGGGAAGACGTTTCCCGCCTCCCCGTCGGGAATCTCGCGGGACGTCCGGCGCCCGCCGCCGTCTGTCGTGTCGGTCATGCGCTCGCTCTCGAGCAGGGCAATATCAGTCGCAAGAATCGTCATCTCAAACCTCAATCAATCGAAGGGTTACCAAATAGGCATCGCCAAAGCCGCCGGGCAGCGCGTCGGAAACGAACACCCGCGGCCGGGCCTCGATCGCCGCCCCATCGCTACGGCGGAACATCACGTTGAAATTCGTCCCGCGCAGCGCCAGCGCCAGTTGCAGCCCGGGCACCGCGGCCCAGGCCTGCAACTGACTCAGCGCAGCGCCGGACATCCACGCCGAGTCGTCATCGATCGGCTGCAACGTAATCGGCCGACCGGAAAGCTTTTCCTGAGCGTCGATCAGCAGCGATCCCTCAATCGAATACGACTCCGACTGTGCGACGGGTGACCACGTGAATTCATCGGACCACCACAGATCGGAGTCCAGGGCCAAAGTCACGCCGCCCGCGGTCAAGTTGATGTCCATCAGCTAGACCTCCGCGCATCGCGCTCGAGCATGCGAATGAACGAATCCGCCGATGCCTCGTCGTCGGCATAAAGACGGGTCGTGCCACCACTGCCGCGCAGGTCGATCTGGACACGGCGAATCGATAGCGCAGCGGTGGTAGATGACGGCGACGTGTTCTGTTGAACGACGGGCTCCACCGTCTCCGTTTTTTTTGCTGCAGCGCCGCGATTATTGACATCGGCCTGGCCTGCATACACATCCGCCATGGCCTGGCGGATCAAGCCGCTGTAATCCGGTTCGATGATGCCGCGCTGACTGACGATCTTGCGACCAGTCCCTTGCGCTTGCTGGCGCTCGATCAAATATTCCAGGCGCCGAGTCACATCATCCAGGTCAGCCTGTTCGACGCCGGCGGCGAGTACAGCGCGGCGCGGATCAAACACCGGTGCTGATGCCCGCGTCTCGCCCTTGCGCGCCGCGTCCAGTTTTTTCTGTGCCTCTTCTGCGTCCCGTGCGGCGCTGGCCACGCCGTCCAGTGAGTTCGCCAGCTTGTCATTCGCATCAGCAGCCCATCGCGCTGTATTGGCGTTGTACTCCTGAGCATCAGCAAGCTGCCGAAGACGGTTCGCGGTTTCCGCCGCGATATCGGCTTCGACCTTTTTCACGTTTGCGCTCGCCTCGGCCGCGACCAATTCCGCCTTCTTGGCTTCCGTCAGTTTGCCGGCCATTTCCAGCGCTGCGCGTTCGGCCTTGACGCTGGCCATGATCGCATCCGCTTCTGCGGCCTTGGCCTTTGCGGTCAGCTCGGCCAGCTTGATCTCGAGCTTCTTGATCTCGAGCAGCGCCTGCGTCGCCTCATATTCATTGCCCCTTTCCTTAGCCACCGCCGCGATCGTGCGTTGCTGTTCGATCGCCAGGCGGATCGCCGCCTGATCGACCGAGAGTTGAGCCTCTTTCGTCGCCGACCACTTCGACAGTTCGCCCCGTGCGCTCTCGTATGCCTTGGCCTCAACCTCCGCCCGCACCGCGGCCATCTGCGATTGCGTCGCCTGCGCTGTCGCTTTGTCCGCGTCGGCCTGCCGCGCCTCTGCGAGCTTGACCAGGTTGTCGATCACCTTTTGCTGCTGCTCGGTTGCACCGCCGGCGGCGACAGTAAGTTCTCTCATGCGAGACACCTGCTCAGCCATCGCTGCGGCCTCAGCCTGACGGCGCTGAGCGACATCTGCGAGTGCTGCCGCGTCCGCGGTCGCTGCCTGAGCACGGGCACGGAGTTGATCGGCCTCCCCTCCCATGGCCTCCGCAGCCTTGATAGATGCCTCGCCCTGAGCCTTGATCGCCTCAGCATTCTTCACGGATTGCGCGGTTGCCGTTGCTGCAGCTTCAGCGACTTCTGCATGCGCAAGTTTCAGACTGACGAATTTGCGCGCCTCGGCGTCGACACTGGCCTCTCTCTCCTTTGCCTGCGCCAGCATCTGCTGTCCAACTTCGTCCAAAGACGCGGCCATTACGCCGTTATGCTGCGCGACCAGTAGCAGACGCTGACGCGCCTCTTCTTCGACTTCGGCAAATGCCTGTTTTGCATTCTCGGAAAAACCTTTTAGCCCGATATCACCATTTGCGAGGGCGCCGAAAAACACCCCGATATCTTTGCCCAAGGCGGTGATCATCGTGTCGACGGTGACCACAGTGGTTTCCATCCCTTCGAGAGCCAACTTCAAGGCAGCGATCGGGCCAGCATCGCCGATCGTTTTGTAGACGTTTTCGATCGATGTTTTGAAGTGCTGCCATTCCTGCGTCAGAGTTTCCGTGGACGCATCCTTGTATAGCTTGTTCAAGCCATCCGACAATGCCGGGAACAGTTCTTCGGCGGTCAGTTGCCCGGTTTCAACCAGCTTGATCAACTGAGCCGTGGTGATGCCAAGCCCTTGAGCAACTGCATTCAGTGCACCCGGCAGCCGCTCGCCGAGTTGTCCGCGCAGTTCTTCCATCGACACAACGCCCTTGCTGGCCATCTGCTGCAGCGCCAGCAAGGCGCCCTCGGTATCCGCCGACGACTTGCCGGCCAGGCTCATCGCCCGAGCGACAGATTCGAACACCTGGCGAGTCTTCTCGCCCTCGGCCGCTGTCCCCTTTGTCGCTGCCATCAGGCTCGCGTAAGACCGAGCGGTGGCGATTTGCTCCAGGCCAAGCCTGGCGGCAACTTCGCGCGCGTAATCCATCTCTCGGGCGCTGTCTTCCGCCGACGCGGTTACCGCATTGAACGTTCGCTCGACGTTCTCCAGTTCGGCATTGACCCTAACCAACTCCTTGGCCAGTTCAAACCCAATAAACGCCCGCCCGAGCCTCCCAAACATCGCCGAAAGATTGCCCGCCCGCCGCCCGACATCATCCATGGCAGCACCGCCGCCGGCGGCTTCCTGCTTCAGTGCGGCGAGCCGGCGCTGCCCCTGGGCGAACGCTCGGTCGAATTCATCACCGGTGAGGTCGGCGCGCTTCGCCAGGTCGAGCAGTGCCTGGTTGATCTCGAGAATCTCGGCGTTGATCTGGTCGGCCGAGCGGATGTTCAGTGCGGCGAACGAACGATTGAGCGTTGTCGTCGAGGCGCGTGCTGTTTGGGCCGCCCGATCGACCTGCTCAAGTTCCTTGGCCCACCAGTCGGCGTACTCAGCAGCCTTCTGAGTCTGAACATTGGCCTGGCGTTGTTTGTCCAGATCCAGCGCGGCGTCCAGATCCTCTTTCGCTTGCGCGGCACGGTCGAGCTGCTCGGCCCACCAGCCGGTGTACTGCGCTGCCTTCTGCGCCTCCATCGCCTGTTGCCGTTGCGCTTCGAAGCTCGCATCGGCGGCCAGTTGCGCGGCAGCCTTGGCCGCCCTTTCGGTCTCGTCGGCCAGGAAGCGCTGATACTTGGCCTCTTCCTGCGCCGCCTGTGCGACATCTTGACTGCGCTGGATCAGCTCGGCCTTCTTGTCGGCGAGATTGGCCGCGGAGATACCCGCGTCGGCAAAGCGCAGATTGAGGTCGATCACCGTCGCCTCAGCCTTCTGCAGCGCGCCCTCGGACTGACGCGCCTGACGCTCGACCGCCGCCAGGTCTTTCTCCAGCTTGCGGATCATCGGCGCATCGGCGCCGGCGGCGTAGGCCTCGCTCAATGTCTCGCGCAGCGCCCGCACCTTGGCCTGCGTCGCCTGAACCGCGGCTTCGAACCGCTCGACAGACGTCACCGCTGCGTCGAGGAGTCTTACCTTGGCAGCATCATCGGCCAGGGCTTTCAGATCGGCGGCTGTCTCAGTCGCCGCCTTTCGTGCGCCGGATGCATCGCCTTCGATGCGCAGTCCTACAGCGACAGTCTTGCCTGACATGCTCATTCCCGGAAAAAAGGCCCGCAGCGATCGACGCGGCGGGCCGGTTGAAACGCTGGTTGATCAGTACTTCAGGATGAAGGGCGAGGTGTAGCCTTCGGTGACTTCCAGGTTGCCGGTCAGCGCCACGCTGGCCAGCTTGCCGCCCAGCCAGTCCTGGGCGGTGTTGGAGCTGACCACCGCGCGCGGCGCGTAGAGCAACATGTCGCGCCGGTCGAGCAGGTTGATGCCGTCGAGCTTGTAGCGCATCACGTGCGCGTAACGCTGGGCGCCTTCGATCTTCGTGCCCTCGAACGGCAGCGTGCTGGCGCTGACTTGGACGGCGCCGGCAGGGATGGTGCCGCCCTTCGGAACGTAGAGCAGGCCGAGCCGGGGATTGACCTGGTACTTGTCCGACGCGTAGGTCGTGGTGCCGGTCGCGTCCTTGACGACGACGGTGTCCGGATCGATGTTCTCGCCACCCGGGATCTCGACCCATGCGCCAGGAACAACCGTCACCGGCAAATTTACCAGGGCGGCCGCATTATCATTAACGTCAGAGGCCACACCGGAGAGCATGGCCGCGAAGATGTCGCGGTTCAGCTCGTCGAAGGTGATGGCGAAGTCGACAGGCTTCGGCACGAAGTGGGTGTTCTTCGCCTGACCGAAGGATTCGCGGCTCTTGCTGATCTTCTGCAGTTTGTCCGACGGCGTCGTGATTTCGAACTTGTCGACCTCGAAGGCCTGAAGGGCGCTCCACAGGCCGGTAGTCGGGTCGTAGCTCTGGGAATACAGGGTGCCGGCGAACAGCAGACCGGTAGCGATTTCGTTTGCCATGATGGCTCTCCTAACGATTCAAGGGCGCGTTTGCCGGCCCCTGCTTGAGTGAAAAAAGCGTGTTGCTGGTGAAGGCCAGCGGGTAATAGCCGAAGCCGTTGCCGGACCAGCGTTCGGGTGGCGTCGCGATGACCATCGGTTCAGTGCTGCCGATCGGCGTGTAGCCGTGCAGCGCCTGCAGGACGCTCGGGATAAACCGACCGGCGACCTGGTTGAGGGGGGATGCCTCGCGCTGTTTTGCACCTGGTGCAGAGACGGCGATCAGGATCACCCAGCGGTGCTTGAGCACGCCGCGCTTTTCGTTCGCTTCCGGTACCGCGAACCAGCGGTAGAGAACGTAAACACCAGGGGTGACCTGCTGGTCTTCCTTGACCCGTTCCATGTCGTCGCGAGTGCCGACGATACGCGCCCAGCGGTCCGGACCCTCCTGTGTTGCAGCCTTCAGCTTGGCAACGATGTCCAGCTCCGCCTCGAGGAAGTTCCAGTTGCGCCAGGCGCCGAGGATCTGGCTCACGCGAACCCCCGCAGGTCGTCATCGGTGATGCCCCGGCGGAAGCTGCTGTAGGTCTGCACCTCATCGCCGGACTGCGCGTCCGCCGTCAGCGGCTCGCCAGGCGTACCGCCCCAGGGACACGTCAGCTTGGCCTTGCCGGCGGCGATCGCTTCCAGTTCCTTGATCGCTGCCTGGTAGCGGCGATAGACCTCGTGCTCGGGCGCCAGGTCGCTGTAAAGGTAATAGCGCGCCAGGTCGCACGCAATCCGGGTGAGGACCGGCGGCGCTACGATCTCGACAGCGCCACCGACCACCGCCGGCGGCTTGACGCAACCGGCGAGCGGCAGGCGATAGACCTGGCCGATGTAGCCGTCCATGAACGACTGCGCATCGGCCAGTTTGATCTCCAGCAGCTCGACGTCGATCACGGACGGCGGGATGTTCTCCTTGTCCGTGAGATTGACGATCTCGGCTTCTGTGAAGCGCGCGACCAGGTCGCCGGGGGTAGCGTAGATCATCACGGATGCACGTGCGTGAGGATCTCGCACTCGAACAGCGCGCCGGCAGCGCCGGCGGCGGTCAGAGCGCGGCCGCAGTGGTCGGCGGCGCTGCCGGTCACCGCCCGGCCGGAGCCATCGGCCGCGGGCTTCACGAAGGCACCGGCCGCGATGGCGTCCGAGGCCTCGACGATGGCCGAATAGCCGGTGACCACCGGAATGGCATCGCCGATCGCGCCTTCCATTTCGGAGACGCCCTGGGCATCCGCCGTGCCGCCGGCGGCCGCCGAGGCGTGGGCGCCAGCGTAGGAGACGAAGCGAGCCTCGGCAACGGCGGCCGTAAGCACGCGCGTCGTGGCATGGGTCTTTTCATATTGCATGGTTCGTCCTTTCAGGAAGTTTTCTTTGTGGCGGCCTGGCGCTTGGGAGCGGCCGGCACCTTGAGATCAGCATCGCCAACGCCTCCCGCCGCGCCTGCGCTGCCCGTCGTATCCGTGGCGTCGCTTTCGCCGCCCGGCGCCGTCTCGGCTTCAGGTACCTTGATCGACTCGGCGGCGGCTTGCACCGCCTTCCGCGCCGCCTTGAAGGCTTGCCCGGCGACTGCGGCCGACTTGGCCGCATCCTTCTCGGCCGCGGCCGACTCGGCGACGTCCTCGATCGCGCGCAGCTTCTTCAGCTCGCGGATGTCGTGATCGCTCAGGCTGTCCGGCAGCGGATCGCCGGCCGGAATTTCGACGCGCTCGCCGTCGATCATCGTGATGATCTTGACGCGCGCCACCAGCAGTGACTTGCTCATGTCCGCTCCTTAAGCCGGGTTCTGGAACAGGAAGGCGGCATCGTCGTAGGCGATGTTCGCGCGCCGCTCGAATGTGCCGCCGTAGATCCAGCTCTTGCTGGCATTCTCGTAATACGGCGTCTCGGCAAAGGGGTGGCCCTCGATCACGTTGGTGAAACCAAACGCCGGTTGCGCGAGACTAACGTTCGCACCACCGGCGCCGATCTTCGGGACATAGGCGAGGATCGCGTTGTTGCCCCAGACGTCCTGTCCGACATCGTCGTCATCGATCCACACGGCGTCGCCGACGAGGATTTCGTCAACGCTGAAGATGATCTTCAACTGCTCCACGGTCGCCGGACCCATCTGGGTGGACGGCAGGTAGCTGCGGACTTCCGGATTGGTTTTCACCGCCTTCATCGCCACCGCAGACAGCGTCAGTTGATTGGGGCGGGCGCCAATGCGGCCACGGATCACATCCGCTGCTGCCAGCACATCGGTCACCGGCGTGCCGGTGGCGGCGCTCCACTTTGTGCCACCAGCCAGCGCCAGCACGTTGCCGGCAACGTAGTTGTCCTGGTCGGTCGCCTTGGCGGCGCATTCCAGCTCGTAGTCCAGTCCGAGAATGTCGTTGGTGGTCGTCATCGCGATGCGCGATACGTCCAGGTAGTTGCCAACCTGCAGACGACGCGATTCGTCGGCTTCGCGCAGCAGTTCGCGCGGCATCGGCACTTCCACCGAATATTGATCGACGGTGTAGACCTTGCCTTCGTACTTGATGTTGACGCGCTTGGTCGCGGTGCCAGGCGCGCGACGCAGGTTGTAGCGCTTGAGGCGTTCCTTGCCGAGCTTGGCGAGCACCACCGAGGACAGTGCATCCGGCAAGCGGGGGAACAGCTTTTCGCCGATGAATGTGCCCTGGCCCTGACCCAGCAGCAGGCTGGTCAAGATCGGGTTGGCTTTCAGCCGGATTTGTTCGGGAGTCATCATGATGCTTTGTCCTCAGGCAGTGAAAGAAGCGACCTTGTCCAGCGCCTCCGAATACGAGACGTTGTGCTTTGCGGCGAAATCGCGAGCGGCCTTGTCGATCTCCGCGTCGCTCATGTCCTTGACCGACTTGCCGGCGCCGCCGGGCGCGAACTCGCCGAACGAGACGGCCGGCGCGGCGTCGGCGATCAGGCCCTTGACGAAATCGACCGGAGACAGCTTGGTGGTCGTGTCGCCCTCTGCGAACTCGACCGCTTGCGATTCGCCAAGCAGATCGAGCACGGCGATCGCGGCGGCCTTCTTGGTCGGCTTCAGCTTGGCGCCCTTGACTGCGGCCTCGCAAAATTCGACGTGGCCGGCGTGCCGCTGCTCGCGCTGCTGCTCGGAAAACTGCGCCAGTTGTTCCTTGGCGCGCTTCGATTCGGCTTCGGCATCCGCCTGGGCCTTTTTCGCCGCCGCGGCCGCCGCTTCGGCTTCCTCGAGGCGCTTCTTCTCTTCTTCATTCATCGTGGATTGCTCCTGGTGGTTACCGGCGGGGGATTCGGAAAAGCAGACGACGCCGGCGTCGGCCTGCTCGTTGAACTGGATGTCTTTGAGGCCTGGTACGGCCGGCGGCTGCGCTCCCAGAAAGCCGACGTGGCGCAGGTACCACTTGCCGGGCGTCGGGTTGTTGGGATGCGTCGGGTGATAGAAGGAGGCGCTGCGCTTCGGGAAGCGCTGGAGGCGGACCATCTCGGCGAATTGCGGCTCGACGGCACGCGTATCCATCGTCAGCACACGGCCGTCTGCGCTCGGCCGAGCGGCCGCTCGAGCCACCCAGCCGTAGGCCGGCAGGTTCGCTGCAGGGTGGCCGACGACCAGCGGCGCCTCGCGCAGCGCCGGGCTGTACGAGGCGGCGATCGCGTCGATGTCTGCGTCAGAAAAGTCGTAGGTCGTACCGTTATCTGCGGTACGACGGCCGGCGCGGAAGATTTCTACGCCAGGCGGGAGGGTGGTGTTTTCGGTAGCCATGCCCGCATTGTTCGCGGGCGCGCGAGTTTGGCCTGAATAAAGGGCTTTGGTTTTTCAGCCCGTAGCGGCGGCCTTTTTCAGGGCGGCCAGCTCTTGACTGACTACCGCGAGTTCGGCCTCCCGCTGCACGAGTTTTTCGCGCAGCGCGTCGGCGTCTGCGACTGCAGCGATCAGCGCCGCACCGATGATCGGTTCCAGCTCGGCGGCGACATCGATCAGTGCGACCGGTACTGAAACTGTGGCAGCGATGACAACGCCGTCTCGGATCACCTCGCTGATGGTCTGGTGATGCGCAGCAATCCCGCCGGCCTCGGTGTGACGGATCAGCGTCTCGTAGGCCCGATTACGTTCTTCGATCATATTATGGTTAGCTCACTGGGGTTGTGGTGTTGATGGGGCACCAATAGCCGTCAACCGACTTGCATGCCGTAATCCCACCAGTCGCGTCAACGACGTCAATGTTGCAGTTAGGGTATGCCGCCGCGCTGGGTAGGGTACTTAGCGTGTACTGCCCCCAGCGCAGTGGGCCAGCGCAATCGAGTTTTGCTGATGATGATGGCTGAACACCAATCCCCAGGCTTCCAGCCATGTAGTTCCCTCCCGTGCCGTGAGCGTCAAGATTTTTGTGGTTCGTTGCCGCGGCGAATCCGAGCCTCAATGCGCTAGCTGCCGCGACAGCAGATGGATTCCCCGATATCGGATTAATGTTCAGCGCAAACAGATTCGCGATGCTGCCCGTCATCGCATATGGCGTCACCGTAACGCCAGTAACGCTACCTGTGAGCGGCGTTGCGGTGGGACTGCCGTTGTAATGGCCGATGGCCATGGATACGCTCTGTAGCGACAACAAATAGCCGTTGTCGTCGTATGCACCAGCCAGTCCGTTACGTAGAGCAGACATGTCGACGGCGCGAGAATAGCCGTTCTGCGAAAACCCTCCCTTCACGACAGGGTATGTCACAAAATTCGCGGCGATTTCGTATGCGGTGATGTTTGCCTCGGTGTTGAGTTTGAAAACACTCCCAACCCCAATAGTCGCGCCGGCGGCACCAATAGCCGTCCGCCGCACATTCACAGTGGTACCGCCGGTGGCGTTGTGATTGAATATGGCTGCACCGGTTATATAGTGCGTCTGGCTCGCCAATGACCCTAGTATGCAATTTCCGTTTGCTTCCAGCGTCGTGAATTTCGCCGCCGCCCTGGTCGTCAATCCAATGGCCTTGCCCTCGATGCTGGGCACCGAGCCCCAATACCCAGCCGACGCCTGCCATACCCTCAGCGCCGACCACTTTCGCGCGGTCGTCGCCGTTCCTGCTGCCGCTTCGGCCTGGGTAACCTCAGCAGCCGTCCACTCGCGCGCATCCGAGAGACGAGCGTCCGTCGAGTTGACCTTCTTCTTCAGCTCGACGCCGATCCGGGTCGCCAGGTCGGCGATCCTCTGAACCAGGCTCATGCAATCGCTGCTTCGAACGTTGCGACGAAGTCGCTATTGAAGTCGCCGACGTCTGCCGCCGCGACAGCGCCGATGTTGGTACGGGCCTGTGCCTGCTGGGGTGCGGTCAATGCCTGCACGGCGTCGAAGCGGACGCGGTTGCCCAGGGCGGTCAAAATGCCTTCGATATCGGCACCAGCCCCCTGAAGTGCGGTGGCCAGCTCGAGCAGCGTGTCGTATGCCGCCGGAGCGCCGTCGATGATCTCGGATTTGAGCGCCAGCAGCGAACTGTTGATTTTGTCGGCCGACCAGGTCTGATCGAGCACGCCGGCGCCGGCCAGGTCGTTGATCTCCGTGGCGCTGGCGACGAGGCCGACTAGTTCATTGATTGCCGCGACAAGCGACGTCTTGTCCACGGTCGCGAGCGAGGTCTTGTCCCCCATGGCGACACGTATCGCTTTGCACTCCGTGCCGACGCGGACGGCAAGGTTGGTGATTTGTGCCTGCAGGCTCATGGTGTGGCTCCTAGAAGATCAGGGCGTTTTCAAAACTGAGGATGGGGGATGGGACGATCTCGGCGATGTTCTCGGCGCTGCCCGGCGGTCCGGGAAGCCCCTGCTCGGCAACCTCGACGACCTCGATAATCGCCCCACCATCGACGACGACGGTTTCGCCTTCGTCGCCATCGATCAGTACGGTTTCACCAGGTGCTTCAATCAGCACAATCTCGACCATCACCACTCTCCATCACGCAGACCGAGCCTGCCATAAAAATATAGATCTTCATCGCCCAGCGAGTCGGTGAAGTAAAGCCGGTAGCGCAGGTTCTTTGCAGCGAAGCCGCCGCTGACGTCGCCAAGCGTGATAGCGACTGTGCCAGCGGCGCCGCCGAGGGCAATTTCGCCGCCAGCACTTGTCAGCGTAACCAGGGGTGGCGCCGAACGGCTTGCCAGGGCATCAAAGATTTGCAGCCGCGCGGAGCAGCCCGTCAGGTCGATGGGCTGCTTATCGGGTCCAAGACGGGTAAATCTGAACGACCACGGCAATCCTTTGAGGATGGCGCGGCGTCCAGTGATGTCGAAGGCGGTCGGGCTCATGGCCGCATTGTTCGCGCGCGGGCGATGGCGGCATGAAAAAAGGGCTTTGTATTTTGATCGCCGGTCGGGGGCGATTACTGGGGTGTTCCGCGCCGGTTAAAGCGCCCGGAAACAGTGCACAAAGGCGCTCAAATCGATTTGGGGAGGTGCCGGCGATAAACCGGCCGTCCCTGGCCGATTCACGGCCTCAATCGTCGAAATCGATTTTCCCCTGGCGGCGCTCGAATTCCGCCCGGCGAACGGCAGCGACGATCTGGTCGATGCGCATTTCAGTCACCCCGAATTCGCGCGCCAGCTCGCGCTTGTTGCGGCCGTTGAATCGCTCGAAAATCTCGCGGTCCCGCTGGCTCAACTTCAAGGCCAACCCCTTCGGCAAATAGAACTGGCCGCCGCCGCAGCGCAGCGCGACCCGGTCGACCTGCTCGACGACGATTGCAGCAAGGCGCTCCCTGCCGAGCACCTGCACTGCCTCAGCATCCTCGACGAGCGCCAGGTACATCTGCTCGGCCATATCAACCAGCGTCGCGTGCAGGCCATCCGGCAAGGCCTCATGCAGCACGCCCAGGTGCTTGCCGTCATCAGCGCTGAACAGATCAGCCATGCTCGGTCTCCTTCTTGTCTTCACCGCGCGCAAGCCAGCGCTTGAGGCGCTCGATGGCGTTGTGCTCTTGCGGCCAGGTAAGAAACTGGATGTCGTCGACGCTGTACTGAGCCTTGATCCAGCCCTGCAGGCCGCCCATGCTGCGATCGTTGATCCGGCCGGCGTCGGCAAGCTGCTGCCAGCACGACCACAGCTTTTTCTGCATCGGCGTGAGCTGCCGCCGCTGCCCGGCCGGCGGCGCGATCTGCAGGCGATCGAACTCGGCGAGCACTGCCTTTGCCTTTGCAATGGTGCGAATCTGCGTCGAGCTGGCGACACCGGCTGTGCGCTGGAGAATCTCCCGGTAGGCCTCTTCGGAGAGCGTGTCCTTGGCCTTGTGCCGCCGGGTGCGGATCTGGGTGAGCAAGCGGTTGAGTTGTTCCATGGTCGCCGCTCTCAGACGATCGGCACGCTGAGGCCGGTGCGATCATGGATACGCCAGCGGATTACCTCGGCGGCCTCGTTGACCAGGTGCTCGCTGCCGTCGCGCATCTTGACTGCAGTGGCGTTGAGGCCGGCGATCAACTCGACCACCGCAGCGTCGCTGACCAGCACAGCAGCCCCGGTCGAAAAATCGCTCAGCACCAGGTGCTCGCCCATCAAATGCGCCGAATTGCGCCGGCCATCGGACAAAGCGCCGGCGAAGCCACCGGGATAGCCGCGAAACTCCTGCGCCTTCTGGACAAGAGCGGCAACCGCGCCCTCGATGCCCGGGAAGTCACCATTCGCGACCATGCCGCCGGTTTCGATATCCGAGACATCCCAGTAGCCGAGTGTTTCGCGAAATGTCCCAATCGCCCGGTGCAGCACCAGGCCGAAACTCGTCGCATAGCCGCGCACCGGCTCCAGGTTTCCCAGGTAGCGCGGGTTTTTAGCAGGGTGAAAGATGATTTCAGTGCGCATCGCATCTCTCCTACGGTTGGCCGAGGGCGCCGGACGTGGTGCGGTCCAGGCCACTGCGAACAGGCGATTCCACACAGCAACTGCACAGATCCCGCTCAACCCAGTGACAGCCATCGGGCCGGCAGGCCTTTTCCCAGGTGCAGCCACAGACGCGGCAGCGCTGCGAAAGGTCGGGGCGGATGGACCACTCTTCTTGCCCCAGGCCGATGCGCTCCAGGAACACCACGTCGACCTGCTGCAGCGCGCCGAAGATCTTCTCGGCAAGGCGGCGAGCCGCCTGCTCGGCGCCGCCGGTACAGGAGGCCGAGTGAGCGCCGAACTTAGCGGTGTAGGTGTTGTTCTTGTCGCGGACGGTGACAATGATTTCAGTCATCAGAGGATTCCTCCGTGTATAGCTCGGGAATTGCCTCCTGAACCCGATTTGCAAGGGCGTCCAGGATGCATTCGTTACCGAAGTCGACGTCGCTCCAGTCGAGGCTCATCTCGCGCAATTCGTTTGCAATGCGCGCGAGGCAACGGCGCTGGCCGGCGGCGATCTGTTTTTTGGTGGCCATCAGTCAGCCCTCCAACATGAGGGGAGAAGCGACGGCGCCGACCCCCTTGTTCAATTGAGCGTTGCGGCCGGCGGACAACCCGGCAGCGTGCGCCAGCTCGTCCTTATGGGAGAGCGAGCGCCCCTTGTTTCGATCAACGGCATCGACCGTGCCGAGCTTCTCGAACTTGGTGTCCATGTACGCCTGGATGGCTTCGCCGACGCCGTCGATCGGCGTCAGCGGCGTAACGGCGTGACATGCCGTGCGGACCCAGCCTTCGCTGAACAAATCGGCCCGCCGCACCTTGTTCGCCTTCTTGAAGCGCTTGAGGTTCTCCGCCATGAAGGCCGCCCGCGCTTTTTTGGCCTGCCGGAACAGCACCTCGAAGGAATAGGCGGCGACGTCGTTCGCCGGCGGCAAGCCGATGAAGACCCAGAGGCCCTCGTTCCAGCGCTCGCGGAACAGCAGCCGGCAGCCGAACACCTGAGCGATGCGCCCGGCAAGATGGTTCTCCCAGGCGGACGGGCGAGAAAGCACGCCGGCCTTCACCGCAACTTCCTTGATATCAATCGCCAGCATCTCGGCCTGACTGACCTGGTGCATTTCCATCAGCTTGCGTGCCTGGCGCAGCGCGGTTTCGGCTTCGTTCCCCGTCGCCGACGAGGCCATGGCCATGCACTTGCGGATCTTCTCCAGAATGTTTTCCCGGTCCGACATCACGCACCTCCCGTCGTATCGATGTCGCCGCGGCCGGCGCGGTCCAATCGCTCAAGCCCGGCCAGCGCATCAAACACAACACCATCGGCGCCCATGTCCCGGCCAACCGCATGGCCGTAGAAGATCCCGGCGAACACCGGCAGCAGGCAGAAGATGATGAAGGCAGCGACGATCTTCCAGGCCTCGAGTTCAACGCCAGCCATGATCCAGACCAGCCAGCCCATCACCACCGCCAGCGGCAGCAGTTCAGCTTTCATCCAGTGCTTCATTTCGCGCCCTCCATCGTTGCCAGTTCAGCCTCGAACGGCATCACCATGAAATCCTCGCCCTGGCTGATCGAGATGCCGGGCACCGTGGCCACGGCCTTCGGTTCATTCAGGATGGCCTCTTTGTTCACCTCATCCTTGCTGCGAATGAAGCGTTTGAGCCCCAGGCGGCGCAACGCATCCAGAACCGCGTCAGCGCCGGTGATGCGCACGCTGGGCGGGCGCAGCCGCCAGACCAGCTCGCCAGTGGTGAGCTGCGCGGTCTTGACCTTGCCGCCCTGGGTCAAGGCGGCGCGGTTCGCCTCGGCCCAGGTCTGCACGCCGGTGGTCAGCGCCTGCAATTGCTGGCGCAGTGGATCGGCGTTGCTTTCATGGCGAGCCTTCACGGCCGCCAGCTCGTCGTTCATGTCCGCCTCGAGGCGGGACAGATCACGGTTGATGCTGCCGATCAGCGCGATGGCATCGGCGGCGGCCTCCCTGGACTGCGGCACATTGACGGCAACAGCAGGGTTTTTAAGTCGGGTTTTCTTGGCCATGGTGGCTCCTAGGATTTGCGGTAGTAGCGGTAATTGAGAAACTCGCCGACCTTGAAAATCTCACCCCTTTGCTGCAGGTGAGTCAGGGTGGCGGAGAGGCCGTGGTCGGCGTAGGGAATATCGGGAATCAGCGCGCGGATTTCGGATTTGGTGATCGCCGCCTCGGCGCCGATCGGCAGGCGCTGGCGCAGGGCGTCGGTCAAACCGGTGGCCCGGTGAGACAGCCCGCGATCCTTGCGCAGTTGCCAGGCCGCTTTCTGGCGCTGTTCTTCTTCAGTCATCTTGGTTGCGTGATCGGCGATCGCAGCGAGTTGACTCACCAGGTTCATGCGACACCTCCCGTCATCACCTTCAGATGCAGGTCGACAACCCTCTTCTCCAGGCGCCGGCTGATACGCGGCTTGAGCACTGGCTCGCCGTCCTCGAGGACAACTTCCGGCCCCAGCGCCTCGACGATCCGGGCGGCCGGCGTCAACTCGTCGCGCAACTGACGAATCAGCCTGCGAGCGGGCGCGGCGGACACCAGCGCCTCGTCCGAGACGATCAGCCGCTTGTACAGGCAGTCGACATCCGCCGCGTGCCGCACCGTGATCTTGTCCCGACTCAACTGCAGCGCCGGCGTCTTGGCGCCGAGCTGCAGGGCGATATAGCCCTTGGTGAAGCCGGCACCGATGAGCTTGTCGATCAGCTGCCACGACCGCGCCGCCGACACCAGGGCGTGATCCGCCGCCACCTCGGGCGTGACGGCCAGAATCAGCCGCTCGGTCCGGGCCCGGATGTTGCGCCGCTTGCCGCTGCGGATTTCAACCAGGATCGTCTCGGCGATATCCGTGGCATCAGCGACCGCCCGCCGGCCGACGCCGAGGCGAGAGAGACGGTTGAGGTGCTGGCGCGCATGACACGCGGGGACGATGCCATTCCAGTCGCCGTTCTTGCGCGCTTCGTTGCGGCCGCGCTCGTAATCGGCGTTGACCTTGCGGCACAGGTCGCATCGGCAGCCGCCGATGTAGCGCATGCGGCTGCCGTGCGGCTTGTCTTCGGCCAGTTGCGCAGCGGGTTTGAGCCCACGCCGGGCCATGGCGGTCAGTTCAGGCTGGCGCATACATCCTCCCATTCGATACGGATGCCCCAGCGGTCCGCGAACCAGGTATGGATCGTCAAGGCGCCGTCGTGGCGTTGCTTGAGCCAGGTTGCATCGCGAAACAGCGTGGTCAGGTAAGGACTGGCGGCGACCGTGACGACGATGCGGTCGCCGCCGGCGGCATTGCGCCAGCCGCAGAAGCCGATCACGTAGACGCCGTGCTGCAGCAGGTAGATGACCACCTTGAGCAGGCCGGTGATCGTGCGGATGGCGTGAGTTACCGCCAGTTCGCGGGGGGATTTCTCCGGGGTTACGGCAACCATGATCTACTCCCTTCCAAGCAACTCAAGGCGCGGCGAAGTTCGTGATAACCATCTCGGGTCGCGTCGGCAAAGATCGCCAGCGTTGGCCAATTCGCGTGAAAACCGATCAGCTCGTCCTTTTTAAAACTGCTGAAAACAATCGTTTTCAACGAAACGTCATCGCCGTAAGCATGAAGTGGGAATTTGGTCCTAGTGCGCACCGAGAATTCGGCCAACACGGATATTTCTTTGGAATTTCGAACACGCGATGGGTCGAGTTCAAGGACTATTGGTTCTGGCGTCTTGAGCATGATCAGCACCCCCGAATCACTTGCGCATCGACCTTCTCCCAGCCGGCGCCGGCCGCTGCGTTCATGGCGCGGCAAACCAGGTTGTTGACCGCCAGCGGGTAGCACAGGCTGATCGCGTCCGACGCCTTTGCGCCGCGCGGCACGCGGATCAGGCGCTCGCGCAGGGCGTCGTAGGCATCGGCGGCGATGACCTCATCAACCTTGACGCCGATGCGCTCGAACTTGTGCTTGAGGTAGCTCTCAAGGTCGTTGTCGAGCGGCAGCAGCTCGATGGTTTCGCAGCGCTGCACCACTTCGCGCACCTCGGGCGATTTGTCCGAGAGCAGGTTCAGCAGCTCGGGCTGGCCGATCAGGCAGATGCCGAGCAGTCGGCTCAGGCCCTGACGCAGTTCCAGGAAGCGCTTGAGGTGCTTGAGCGTGGTCTTCGGCATGCAGTGCGCTTCCTCGATCACCACCAGGTGGCTGTAACCGGCGGCACGGCTGGCCTTGAGCATGTTTTCGAGCTGGTTGAATCGGCCGTCCGGTGTGCGCTTGACCGTGGCGCTCGGGTCCAGCGTGCGGATGCACGCCTCGGCGATCGCCGCGCTCTTGAGCGTGCGGCCCTTGGTATCGTCGGCTTCCATGGCCAGGACGTAGGGCCGGATGATGACGACCTGCCGACCCTCGGCGAAGATGCGTTCCTCCAGCTCGCAGGCGAGCGTCGACTTGCCGGCGCCGGATTCGCCGACGATGGCCACAAAGCCATGGTTCAGCGCGGCGTCGAGCAGCGCCGCCCGCACATAGCGGGTGTTGGCGCTGGCGAAGACGTCGTCGCGGGTGCGCACGTCATCGACGAACGGCGAGCGCGCCAGGCCGAACTGCTGCTTTGCCTGCAGGCTCAATGCTTCGTAACGTAGTAACATCACTTCCTCCTGATCAGATTCAATTGCTGCGTTTGCTTCGGGAACGGCCTCGGCGTGTTGGCGCACGTCCGGGGCCATCGTTTTTGCTGCGGTAAAAAGGTTTTCCAGCGCCGCGCGGTCGACGCCGTGTTGCGCCAGAAAATCGACGATCCGGCGCGGCGCATCGGTATCGCGCACCGGCAGCGTGCCGTCGGCGATCAGGCGGTGCAGGGCGCCGCGGGAAAGACGGGCGCCGGCGCCCAGGGCGGATTGCGAAATACCGGAGGACTGGAGCAGGTTGCGGAGCATCATTCACCTCCCACCACGCGCAGGCTGGCGCGCATCGTGAGTCGCTGCTGCAGGCCATCCAGTTCGGATTCCGGGACACCGTCCGGATACCAGCCCGCGACCAGTCGATTCTTTTCGGCATCCATCTTCACGCCGCGGCGGCTCAGTTCGGCGGCTGCTTCGAAGCCGGACAAGGAGCGCTCCGCCGCGGCCGGCGCCCGGGTGGCGACATCGAGGGCGGTGCCGCGGCGCGGCAACACGGCCGGCAGGTCGGTATCGTTGATGCGCTTCATCGCGTCAATGCGACCGCCGAACGGCAGCGCCTTGGCCTTCTTGGCGGCTTCGATTTCCGCTTCGGTCTCGACGCCGTACAAGGTGCGATCGACATCCCGGCGATTGACGTCGGCGATCGTCTCGACCTGCCTGGACCAGTCCTCGCCGATGCGGTTTGCAGTCGTCGCAAAGCCGGCGGCGTCCTTGGTGACCAGGGGCGCTTCGAACAGCATCTCGTTACCGTCGGCGTCGTGATCGACCACGAACACCGCATCATCGCGGTACGGGTTGTAGGTGACCTTCAGCTTCTCGCCCACCATCACCCGCGGCACGGCGGACACGTCCCAGCGGCGATCCTGGCCGCCGAACTTGACGCGCAAGTAGTCATCGACCGTGCGCAGCTCGGGCTCATGCGTCAGCAGCATGCGACACATCTCCGGCGATGGCGCAATGCGGAGCTGCTCCGGGGTGATGGTCAGCCACTGGTTGAGGCGCGTCATGCCGTGGCGCGAATGTTCCCGCGTGGCGTTGTACCAGATGGCCCACTTCTGGGCGCGCTGATTCAACGCTTCCAGGTCATGCACCGGCGTGAAACGCAGCGTGGTTTCAAAGCTGCGCTCGATGATGTTGCGCGCACATTCAACCTGCCCCGTGGCCCGCGCATTGCCCGACTTGTGCACCAATATCTTGACCTGCAGGCGGCGTGCCAGGTTGGCGATCGATCCGCTGGTCGGGGCGCTCCCCGGGTCCATCATCAGGTAATACGGCACGCCGTGGATCGGATCGCCCGGGCGCTGGCAGATCGCCTTGATGAACGATTCGGCCAGGTTGACGCTGGACTCGGCGCCGAGCACGTAATTGACGAAGATGGCGCCGGAGTTGTGGTCGGTGGTCTCGTAGGACCAGACGCGATCGTTCTCGATGCGCTTCACGTTGGCCGGCTTGTTCTTGTAGAACCGGTCGTACTCCATCACCTGCAGGCCGCTTTCCTGCGCGGTACGGGCATTCAGGTAGTAGAGCACGCACAGGCTGGCGTCGATCTGCCAGGCGTAATTGGGGTGCGGACTGGACAGTTCGACAGCCGGCGCCGGCCGCAGCAGTTGATCCGGGTGCAACCGGTAGGTGCGCAGGGCACGGATGATGGTGCTGGTAGAGAGCTGGAACACCTCACCGGTGTCGGGGTCGATGCGCTCGCAGCGGATTTCGCCGTTGGCGCGCATCGTATCGACGGCGTCATCGATCGACAGCAGGCGCTTGGTGGCGGACTTGCGCAGCGAGGCCATCAGCGCGGCGCTGATGATCAGGGCTTCGTCTCGGGTGACGTTGGTGGCGCCGGCATCGGACCGGCGCTTGCGATCGGGCTTCACGGTGACTTCTTTCAAGGCGCGCAGCAGGGTGGGTTTAGACAAGGCAAGTTCGGCGCATGCGGCGTCGTAGATCGCCCCTTTTTTTCCATGCCCGGCCGCCGCGGCAGCAGCGGCAATGGCGACCAGGCGTTGTGTCAAGGCGGCGCTGCGGGCCATGTCAGTCCCCTGTCTTGAAGCTGGGGTCATTGACCCACTCGGGGATCAAGGCCGGGTTGATGTCCGGGATGCCGAAGCGATCGCGCAGGGCGGTGATGTCAGCTTGAACCTGGCCCAGGGCGCCGGCCAGGAAGGCCAGGTCGATGGGCTCGCCTTCTTCCACGTAGATGATGTCCATCGCCTCGATGGCGGCGGTGAATTTGCCCAGGATGGCACCGCGCACGTCGTTCATCTGGCGGGTGAGTTCTTCGCGCAGGGACATCATTCGCTGGTGCGGTGGCGCCGACTTGGCCAGCGCCAGTTCGTCGATCTGCGCATTCTTGTGGGTGAGCAGCTTTTCCTTGGCGTCGACCTCGCCCTGCATGTCGCGGACCTTCTTGCGCAACTCTCTGACTGACATACCGGCAATGTCATCCAGCTTGAGTTCGCCGGTTTCACCAGTCAGCGCCAGTTCTTCGAGCTGTTCGTCATCGAGAACAATGAGTTCGAGCAGCTTGGTTTGACTTTCCACAACCTTTGTCAAATGCGCCGTTGACGGCGCATTTGAAACCTTACGTGCGACCTGCATGTACTTCTGCGCAACACGCGGCTCGAAGCGAAGCACTTCGAGGCGAGCAACGAATTCGCCATGTTGGCAGGCTTCCTTCAGGCAGATCAGACCGAGGCCGATCTGTAGCATCGCTTCTGCGGTGCGGCGCATGTTGACCGCGATATCACGCTGAATCATGTCCGGGTCGGTGCAGTCGCTCGGCAACTGGTAGCCGACCTGTGCGGCGACGGCGCGAACTCGCGCAGCGTGCTGGTTATCGGCCAGCGCTACGGCCTGGGCGTCTTCCCGCATGTTTTCCATCGCACCGGCGAACTTCGGGCCGTCGATGATTTCTTCGGCGGCGATGATCTCCGGCGCCTTGGCGGGCTTGCGACCACGCTGCAGGATGGCTGCTGCCTTTTTTTCGTCGCGCTCGGCGGCGCGAGCAAAGGGGTTTTCTTCGGACACGATGTCTCCTAATCCGGGTTACGGTTGAAACGGTTCTTGGCTTCCTGCAGGCGCCGCTCGGCGGCGTCGATCGCTGTCCAGACCTTGATGGCCTGCTGCGGCAGGCGCGGCGTCAGGCGCCAGGCGCCGGTGGTTTCGTCGCGGTCGGCCAAGCCGGCAAGCTGCAGGTTGAAGAGGTCGCGGGTCATCACCGCCGGCGAGCAATTGACGTGGCGCGCCAGCACGGCCGGCGTCATGCCATTAACGACGTCGCCGAACAGCATCAAGATCAGCTTGAGGATTCGCTGCTGGCCGTCGTTGGTGTAATCGGTGGCGCGCTCGCTCATGCCGACACCCGATTCAACTTTTGACCATTGAGTAAGCAGTTGGCGTAGAGGTCATCGTCAAGCGCCTTATTGCGCTTGACGGCTGCATCGACTTTTTCTTGTGCGGCCTGGCATTCCTCACGAAAGCCAGCCAGGCGCAGCACGTTGCTCAAGGAGCTGAACTGGTCTTTCAGGGTCGCTTCGACTTCGAAAATCTGGCGAGTCGCCGCCGACCATTCGATCTTGTTATCACGCAGAAGCTGCGCGTAACCATCGATCATGCGGTCATGTGTGGCGATATCGTGATCGACCTGGGCGATGATCAGACTGACTGGGATGGTGAGTTCAGACATGACGCGCCTCCTGAGTGTTTTCAAGGTCCAGCTCGGGCTGGCTGTTCTTGCGTACGTTTTCGCGGTGCCAGGCCAGCGCCTGCATGGCGTGCAACAGCGCCGCCATGGTCTGATCGGCGTCTGCCTGACCTTCGCCGAAGGCGATCAGCGCGCCAATGGCGCTGTGCGTAACGCTCTGCAGGCCCTGTACGTCGGCGGCGCCATGCGGCTTGCCGCGCGGGATGTCGATCAGCAGCCGGCCGCCCTGGCTGGCGAGGTAGCGCATCACGGCGTGGCCGCCGGTGGCATGCTCCCAGGCAGCCAGTGCGCTGACCGGCATGCGCAGCTCTTCGATCCAGTCGTACAGCGTGCCCGGGCGCATGTTGTTCATCAGCTCGGCAATGCGCTCCATGCCGCGCCTGTTCCTATCCAGCGCTGTGCGCTTGTCCTGTTCGAAAGCTGCTCGGAGGCTGGTTGCGGGGCGCTCCGAAAAACGTTTTCCCATTCGGTATCTCCTTCCCTGGCGTGATCGAAAAATGTTCTTGGTTTGTCGCTATTCAAATGCGTTGCCGGTGACTAAATTGGAGCCATCGCAACGGATGGAGAAGGTCATGAATCGGGACGAAGCAATTGCTCAGGCACTGGAAGACTTGCTTGCCGAGGTGCATCGCCTGCAGATGGTTGAACAGGTGCAGAAAGGGATGTGGACGGTGCTGGTGCGGCACCTTGTGGCAGACGGGCACCTTGATCTTCAGGCGCTTCGGCAAAGCATTGAGCACATGTCGGATGCGCAGGATGACGAAGACTGGAAATCGCTTCATGCGGGCTACGCAGAAATGCTTGATGTGCTGAATAGCTTTTCATCAGCACGCCGCTGATCGCTATGGCCTGCTTGGTACTGATCATGAGAGGAGACGGTTGGTTATTCATCGGGTCCGGGTACAGATCATCCGGAAGCGCCGGGCAGTCGGTCGGGTCCAATAGTTGGTGCCCTCTGGTTTCGCCGGCGAGTACCCTGCAGCAGTGCCCACCTCCAGGGCCGCTCTGGTCGCTGTTCCGGCAGTCGGCACACAGATCACCGCCATCGGCGTACTTCTCAATAAAATCCAATGCTCCGTCGTTATTCATGGTGTTGCCCCGAATCGATCCGACCACTGAACGGGAGCGACGCGAGCGGATATTCGCGGCACACCGGGATCTGGCGACGGGTGCTGTCGTGCAGGATTTCGCACTCGTCGGCGGCGGTCAGCAGCGCGGCGGCCAACTGGCGGAGTTGAGCTGGCGTGAGTTCAGCACCTTCGCCAGGCAGGTCGGAGACGACCGCCAGCGGTGCGCCATGGCGGGTGACGGTGTGTTTGACGTGCAGGGTTCGCGCTGACATGGCGACCTCACGCGGCGAGCAGGCCGAGGCGGCGGGCGCTGCGGCGGTGATAGCTGATGGATGCGGGGGACTTGCCGAGTGGCTCGGCGATTTCGGCGCGGGAATAGCCCGCTTCGGTAGCTTCAACCACCGGGCGCAACATCGGACGAACCTGCTCAAGGGCGCGAGCAAAGCGGGCGGTTCTGGCGATCAGCTCGGCTTCGATGGCGTTGAAGGCTTCGAGGAAGGCGATCTTCCAGGCCAGTGCATCGCGGCCGGTGAAACCCATCGCCAGGATGGCGAAGCCGTTGTGCGTCAGGCGGTATTCCGGCTTCAGGCGACCGCGCGAATCGGTGTATTCAATGGACGCAAAATTGCGTTCATTGAAGGAGGGATCGGGGCTATCGGCGAGCAGCTTCTGAATGGCGCGGAGTACTTCGGTATGCCGCTTTCCGAAGCGCTCGGCAACAGCCCGGGAAGTGGTGAATGGCTGGCCACCAGTGGAAAGGAACAGCGCTTGACGGGCGGCGAGCGGGTTGGGCAGGTTGAGGGCAAACTGCGCTGCGGCTGCTTGCGGGGATGAGGACATGTCTATCTCCTGTGAAAACGGCTTACAAAATGGGACAATTCAAACGGGCGACTTGAGACCAAGCCTGACGGCGATTTCGTGTCCTCTCCCCCAGCGGGCCTTGTTCTGCCCGTTGAGTACCAGATACACATCGCGGCGGCTGTAGCCGTGTTCCTTGGCCCAGTCACTGAAAGTTTTCCCTTGTTGGCGAAATTTGTTTTTTAGTTGCTCGGCGGTCATGGTGTTGTCCTTGTTATGAACTTGCTATGAACTTTAGTCCATTTAAATGACCAAATCAAGAGGATGTATGGAAAATTTTTCAGAGATACTTGGCCGGTTGAAGCACGAACTGAGGGTCAGCAAAGACCAGGAAATCGCCGACTTTCTTGGAATGAGCAAATCAGCCTTCGCTGAACGAAAGAGGCGAGGCGCGTTTCCAGCAGAAAAACTGCACGCCGCAGCCAGCGATCGTCCCGAACTAAAGCTGGACGCCGACTACGTGCTGACCGGGGTTACGCGTGAGGCGCATGCTCGTCTTGCCGAAAATCGAGCTGCGGGTGAGCGGCGGGCTGCTGACGGCGGCGATTTTCGTGCCGGATGGCAAGACAACGACAGGGGCATGTCGTATATTCAGCGAGCCCTGGAGGTTGACCGTGATGGATTCGCAGTAATTGCACAGGCATGGTCAACCTTGCCAGCGGATGCCCGGCTAGCGCTCGTTGTTCTGGCAAAAGCAACCTTAAATTAAGGTTGCGCCATGAAACCCGCGCAAAAGAATGCCATCGCCAACGAAGGGAAAACAGCATGACTCGACAGCGCGGCTTCGGCCTGTTTCACATCATCCTGATCATCCTCATTGTCGCAATCGGTAGCGTGTCGTGGAAAACCTATCAAAAAACGCAGGCAGAGGCTGAAATCAAGGCTCGCCTTGAGAAAGAGCGGAACGAGATCAAGAAATCCATCAGCGATCTGGAGACAACTTTCGAAAAATGGAGTGACGCCGACAAGATCGCGTCCAGTGCGCCACGAGTCGCTCTAGCTGGCCCGGTAGCACGCCTGCAGGAGATCAAGCGAGAAACCGCCGCAATGAACTTTGCGCCGTGCCTGGCGAATGCCAAAACAGCCTTGGTCGAAGGAATGTCTCTGCGCATTGATGCCTACGTGTCATTCATGCAGCAGCGCAACTTGGCCGACGACATGATTGCCTCGATTGGAAAATTCCGTGAATTCGAACAGCTCATGCTGGTTTGCAAGGAAAAGTAACCGCTTCCTGGCCGACATCTCTTCGCTACCCCTCCCCACAAAACCAAAGCCCTTTATTTAGGCCGCCCTCGCGCGCGCGGGCAATCTGTCGGCATACCAATGCCGGAGATTGCCCATGCCCGTCAACGCGCCGTCCTTTGATGCTGCCATTGCTCCCCGATCGATCCCGGGTTGAAGACAATGGCAAAAAATCAACTTAGCCAGAACGACTTTGAGCAGGCTGCTTTAGCGCTGTCTGTTCCCGTCGCGACCGTCAAAGCGGTCACCGAGGTGGAGAGCCGGGGAAACGGCTTCTACGCCAATGGCCATCCGGTAATTCTGTTCGAGCGACACATCATGTACCGCCGGCTCAAGGACTACATCGGCAAGCAGCGCGCCGATGCTTTCACCAAGAGCAATCCCAATATCGTCAATCCGATTTCCGGCGGATACCGGGGGGGCGTCGCGGAATGTGAGCGGCTGGACGAGGCTGCAAAGATCGACCGCACCTGTGCGCTTGAGTCGGCGAGCTGGGGATTGTTCCAGATCATGGGATTTCACTGGCGTCCGCTGGGCTTCGAATCGGTTCAGGAGTTCGTCAATTCGATGTACCGCGACGAGGCATCTCAACTGGATGCATTCGTGCGTTTCGTGAAAGCAAATCCGGGCATCTGGTGGGCGCTGAAGGCCAGGGACTGGGCAAAGTTCGCCAGGAACTACAACGGTCCGAATTACGCGGCAAACCACTACGACAGCAAGATTGCCGCTGCTTTCAAGCGGTTCCACACGGAGGTTGCTTTATGAACTGGAAGGACATCGCGGGCGTCGTCGGTAAGGCGGCGCCGATTGTGGGGGGCATCCTGGGCGGCCCGGCTGGCTCTGCCGTCGGCGCCCTGGTGGCGACGGCGCTGGGCACGGATGCGACGCCGGACGCGGTTTCCGCGGCGCTGCTGCAAGACCCGGCGGCGGCGGTGAAGCTGAAGGAACTGGAGGTCAATTCGCGCATCCAGTTGCAGCAACTGGCGGTGGCGGCGGAACAGAACCGCCTGCAGGCGTCGGCGGCGCAGTATGCGGCCGAGGCAGCGGACCGGGACAGCGCCCGCCGGCTGGCGGCAGGGCAGACCAGTGACTGGGTGCGGCCGACGGTGACGGTGTTGCTGCTGCTCGGCGCGATCGGCATCGTGATCTTCGTCTTTGCCGGCATGGCGGATTCGTTGCTGCGCGACGCGACGGCGAGCCTGACGATCGGCACGGTCATCGGCTACTGGTTCAACGAACTGAAGCAGGTGCTGGCGTTCTGGTTTGGCACTACCGGCGAAACTCAGCGCGCGAATGCCGAGGTTCGGCAGTTCGCGGTGACGCCCGGCTCGGTAACCCTCGACCGGGAGGTGTCTGGTGGGTGATCTGATGGATTTCGCGCAGCAGCGCGAGGAAGAGATGCGCCAGGACGCGCTGGATCGGCATGCTCGGCGTAACGAGTTGCAGCCGATCGAGAGCGCCGAGTTCTGCATCTTGTGCGAGTGCCCGATCCCGGAGGGGCGCCGCCTGCATGTTCCCGGTGTTCAGACCTGCATTGAGTGTCAGGAAGACCTGGAAAGGGCATTTCAATGATGATCCAGCTTGAACTGTGGCAGTTGCTGATTTCCGGCGCCGGGTTGTTGCTCACTTTTCTGGGCGGCGTGTGGGGTATCGCCGTGTTCATCCTGGCGCAGATGGAGAAACGCCTGGATGAGCGGTTCGCCGGTCAGGAAAAGTCCCGCGAAGAGGAAAAGGAAATTCGCGCGGCGCAGTTGTCCGGCATTGAAAGTCAGTTGGAGCGGCAGGAGCAGGCGCGCGAGGCAGGCAAGAAGCATTGGGATGACCAGTTTTATGAGATCGACAAGCAGCTTGCTAATCATCGCGAGCGGATCGGGCGGCTGGAGAAGGCTTCCGAGGTTGGGCCAACGCATAAGGATTTGTCCGATCTGCATGAACGCATGAACGGCATCGCGGAGGATTTGTCGTTGCTTTCCGGTGAGTTCAAAGGCGTCAGCCACCTCCTCAAGACGATTCACAACTTCTTGATGACCGGAGGAAAACCGTGAGTTTCAAGGACTATCTGCGGCGCGACGTGCGCCTGGTGATGCTGCGCATCCTTTCCGAAATGCCCGAGTACCGGGCGAATTCTTCGGTCATCGCCAACGTGCTCGATCAGTTTGGCCATGCCGTCACGCGCGATCAGGCGAAGACGGAACTGCGCTGGCTGGAAGAGCAAGGCCTGGTCGACCTGACCGAGGTTGGCAGTGTGCTGGTGGCCACGCTGCAGGAGCGCGGCCAGGACGTGGCGCGCGGTCGGGCGACGGTTGACGGCGTTGCGCGGCCGGGGGCTTGAGATGGGCAGAAAATCGTCCATCGACAAGCTGCCGGCCGATGTGCGATCGCACATCGAGATGCGCCTGCGCGAAAACCGGCTGACGCTGGACGAGCTGTTCGCCGACGTGCGCGAGGCGTTCCCGGATTTAAGCGAGGCGCCGTCGCGGTCGTCGCTCGGCCGGTACCGGCAGGGCTTCGAGGAAATCATGCAGACGCAGCGGGCGATGCAGACCGCAGCCTCGGCCTTGGTCGCCGAGCTGGGCGAGGACTTCGACGACAAGTCCGGTGCGCTGCTGACCCAGGCCGTAACGACCCTGACGACGCAGGCCGCGTTCGGCGAGCTGCAGAAAAAGACGGTCGATATCGGCGACGTGCTCGACCTGGCTCGCGCTGCCAAGGCCGCGCAGGAGTCGCGCAGCCTGAACCTGCGCGAGCGTCAGCAGGTGGCGAAAATGGCGCGGGAGAAGCTGCTCGAGGAGCAGCAAGCCAACCTCGAGAAAGAAGCCAAGGCGATGGGTATGGATGAGGCCCAGGTCGACTTCTGGCGGCGTCGAGTGTTAGGCATCGGCAAATGATCCAGGAACTGAAACCGCGGGCAGATACTGTTCGCATCGTTGAGTGGGATGAGCTGCCGGAGTCCGTTAAACAGATTCCGGCCGATTTCAATCCACTCAACGACGGCGTTCTGATGAAGCACCAGGGTGAATGGTGTGCCATTGATGCCGCTCTTAAGGTCTGTCCGAAGGGCCGTCGTACTGGGATTACTTTCGCCGAGGCTCTCGACGACACACTGATCGCAGCGAGCCGTAAAGAGGCCGGCGGCGACAACATTTATTACATCCCCGACGCAAAGGAAAAGGGCCTCGAGTTCATCGGCTATTGCGCACATCTCGCCCGCGTGATCGCTCAAGCTCAATCGATGGGTATTTCCAAGATCGAGGAATTCCTGTTCGAAGATCAACAGGATGATGGCTCGACGCAGATGATTTCTGCCTACCGGATTCGATTTTCATCCGGTTTTTCGATTGTCGCCCTGTCGTCAAGACCAGCGTCGATTCGCGGCCTGCAGGGGATTGTCGTCATTGATGAGGCTTCATTCCACAACAACGTTCAAGCCGTACTCGATGCAGCCACCGCACTGCTGATCTGGGGCGGGAAGATTCGCGTCATATCTTCGCACAACGGCAAGGGAAATCCGTTCAACCAGCTTTGCCTGGATATCGCCAATGGCCGCTATGGCAGCGATGCTGTGGTTTACACAGCAACATTCGATGATGCCGTTCGAAACGGGTTATTTGAACGCGTCTGTCTGATGCGTGGTTGGGCAGCAACCGCCGAGGCGAAGAAGTCCTGGTACGTCAAGATTCGTAATGCCTATGGCCCACGGAAAGCGGCCATGCGCGAGGAGCTGGACGCCATTCCGCGTGACGGCAATGGGAAATCGATTCCAGGTGTCTGGATCGATCGTTCCATGAAGTCTGAAAAGCCTGTCCTGCGACTCAGGATGGATGACGATTTTGTTCATCAGTCCGAGTACAAGCGGGATGATTTCGCCAAAGGCTGGATCAAGGCGCAACTCGAACCGCTTCGTGATCTGCTCGATCCGCGACTGCAGACAGTTTTTGGTATGGACTTTGCGCGCCACCGGAACTTTACGATCATCACGCCGCTGCAGGTCACTCAATCATTGGGCCGCCAGGCGCCCTTCGTCCTGGAACTGCAGAACGTTCCGTCGCGGCAGCAAGAGCAGATTCTGTGGGCTTTCATCGGCCTGCTGCCGATGTTCAGAGGCGGCAGCATGGATGCGACCGGCCCAGGGTTGACGTTGTCTGAATACACGGCGGACAAGTTCGGCCACGACGTGATCCATCAGATCACGCTCAACGTGAAATGGTACGCAGAGTTCATGCCGAAGATGGTTCAGCGCTTCGAGGATGACGATTACGACCTGCCACGGGATGTAAACGTCGAGGAAGACCTACGAGCAGTGGAAAACATCGACGGCATCCCACGCGTTCCGGAAGTCAATACAAGGGATTTGAAGGAGCCGGAATTGTTCCGGCACGGCGACTTTGCGATATCGCTCGTTCTGGCCGAGCACGCGGCAATGAATATGACCGCGCCGATCGAGAACGAAAGCAGCGGCCCGCGCGAAATCATCACCGAAATGGAAGGGTTCATGAATGGCTACTGAGAAGAAGAAGCCCCCCGTCGATCTGGAGACCGAAGCCGCGAGCCGGCTCATTGATCCGTTCGAGGTCAATTACCTGGGCGTGCTGCGCACGAACGATCCGCTGCTGCTGGAGAAGGGCCAGAATCTGGAGCTGTATCGCGACTTGAAGCGCGACGGCAAGGTGTTTTCCTGCCTGCAGAAGCTGATCGGGGCGGTGGTCGGTCGATCCTGGGCGGTCGAGCCGGTGAACGAAGCAGATGCGAAGGACGGCGAGGCGCTGACCGACATGCTGCAGATGTTCAACTTCGACCAGGCCTGCCGGGATCTGCTGGACGCGATCATCATGGGTTTCAGCGTGGTCGAAATCGTCTGGTGCGTCAAGGATGGCTGGGTGGTTCCCGAGCGCCTGGTGAAGCGCCGCCAGCGCCGGTTCGTCTATCAGCAAGACGAAAAGGACAAGGGGCCGCGCCTCAAGCTGCTGACGGCTGAAGCCATGGTCACCGGCATCGATCTTCCGGACCGCAAGTTCATCGTCCACCGAGTCAATCCCGAGGACGACAACCCCTACGGCACCGGCATCGGCCTGCAGGTGTTCTGGCCGGTGTTCTTCAAACGCAAGGGTATCGTGTCCTGGGCCAAGCTGTGCGACCGCTTCGGTTCGCCAACGCCCTGGGGGAAATACCCGCGCAACGCCTCGCCGAAAGAAAAGGCAACGCTGGCCGAAGCGCTGCGCGCCTTCTCGACTGATGGTTACGTGATGACGCCGGAAGGATCGCTGATCGAGCTGCTCGAAAGCAAGATCGGTGGGAACATCACTACGCAGGAGCAGTTGGTCGCCGAGATGAACGACGCGATCGCCGAGGTCATCATCGGCCAGGAACCGCGCGCCAACGCCGGCGGCGCTGTAGCGTCGGCAAGCAAGGAACGTAGCGCCGTCCGACTCGACATTGCCCAGGCGCATTCCGACCTGCTGTCCGAGACGCTCAACCGCTCGCTGATCGCCTGGATGTGCGAGGTCAACGGCCTGGCGCCGTGCGTCGTGTACCGCCAGATCAAGGAAGAAGAGGACAAGAAGGCCGAATCCGAGACCGATAAGAACGTGTCGGAGATGGGTTTTGAGCTATCCGAAGAAGCTGCTCGGACGAAATACGGCGAGGGCTGGAGCAAGAAGAAGGAAGCGCAACCGCTGGCGCCGCTCGATCCGGCGCAGAAACCCGTGGTCGACAACAAGAATCCGGTTGATCCAGACAACCCCGCCCCCGAGGACAAGGCGACGATGGACTTCGCCGAGGCCAATCTGCAGCCGACTGGCGACGCCATCGATCAGCTGATCGACGCCGAGTCCAGCCAGTGGCAGCCTCTGCTCGATCCGATGCTGGCACCGCTGCAGGCGGCGCTGATGGAGGCGGCGCAGAACGGAGAAACCGCAGCGGAGCTGATCGCCCGCCTGCCGGCGCTGCTCGAAAAGATGGATTCGTCGCGCCTCGGCCAGGCGCTGACGGAAATGTGCTTCAAGGCCAGGTTGGCGGGTAACGCTGGCATCGATCCGGAGTCGGTCAATGCCTGAGAGCGCCGCCCAGGAATTCGCCCGGCTGCAGAAGCTGACGCCGAAAGAGGCCGTTGAGTATCTGCAGCGCCGCGGGCGTCTGACTCAGACATTTTCGTGGATGGACCTCTTTCACGACGATCATGCACAACAGTACACGGTCAGCCGACTGGCGAATCTCGATCTGCTCAAGGCAATGCAGGACGGTATTACGAAATCCGTCCAGGGCGATCTTTCCCGGCGCGACTGGATACGTGACATTCGTGACTTGCTCAAGCCTTCCGGCTGGTGGGGCGAGGTCGATGTGCTCGACCCGGTTTCCGGTGAAGTGGTCAGCACGCGTTTTGACTCGTCGCGCTTGAAGCTGATCTTCGACACGAACACCCGCATGGCAAGTAGTGCCGGCGTGTGGGAGCGCACATGGCGCAATCGATCGTCGCACCCGTACATCCGCTACATCACGCGGGGCGATGAGCGTGTGCGCGAATCACATCGCGCCTGGCACAACCTGGTGTTGCCGTCCGATCACCCGTTCTGGGAAACACACTGGCCACCAAACGGCTACCGCTGCCGCTGCCGCGTCGTCAGCATGACGCAGCGGGAATACGACCGGGGTTACTCGGATTACCGGGCGCCGATCGAGTACAACCCGGATGGGACGGTCAAGCGCATTCCGGAGGTCGAGCGTGTGCCGTTCAAAAAGACCGCGCCGGAAGAATCTCTCATTCCATGGACCAACAGGCGGACCGGCGAAGTCAGCCTGGTGCCGGAGGGCGTGCAGCCCGGCTTCGATTACAACCCGGGTCTGTCTCGCGCCCGTCTGGAGATGCTGCAAACGGTCGGATTGCGCAAGCTGGATGATCTTCCTGCGCCGATCCGGAAAGCGGCGATGTCGCCGGTACTGGGGGAAGGCGTCAGCGCCGACTTCGCGCAGGCGGTCAGCCAGGCCTACGAGCAGTTGCCGGAAGCCGCGCGGCGATCAGTCGCTGCGGCTGGCTACGAGGTCCGGGTTGTAGATCGGATCATCAAGGCGATACCGGAGCTTGCCGGAAAAAAATACGAAGAACTGGACGGACTGACGCGTTTTTCCAATCGGCAGATTCTGATCGCGGAACAAGCCTTCGACACGTCTACGAACAGTTGGATGGCTGGAAACGCTCAGCGCGGCGCGACCGTTCTGGCACATGAGTTCGGCCATGCCCTTGATGAAATTCATCGACTGGCCGAAACTCCAGCGGTAGCAGCGGCCTGGCGTAAAGAATCGGCGGCGCTGGCGGCGTATCTGGCGAGCGCAGACGAAGGCCTGGTCGATGAAATCAGGTACTTCGTTCAACCTTGGCCACGCGGCGCCCTCGAAACTGTCGCCGAACTCTACGCCTTGCGTCATGGCGCCGGAACCGCTACGTTCTTGCAGGTTGCCGTCGCTTTTCCAGAAACACGGGCGGCGCTGGATCAGGTTCTGTCTGAAAAGGGGCTGTGATGTACGTTGTATGTTCGTATCACCCGAATAGGGAAAAAGTCACCGTAATGGGCCGCACCGACTACCCGGACTGTGGTGATTTCAAGCGCCAGATTTCGCCCGGCGAAACGTACTACGGCTTGACGTACGATGTGCTGGTTACGCTTGATGGTTTCGAAACCGACCCGCTGACCGACCAGGTCATCCGCACGGTGCCGGCAACACCTATTCCGCCCGACGCAGACCGCTCAGGAAAACTGATTCCGGACTGGCTGAGAAAGCAGCCGGCACCATGAGCCTGATCGTCACGGTCGACTCCAGTCTGCTGGATACCGTTCTCGCCCGCGTCATTGCACTGGGCGACGACATGTCGCCGTTGATGAGTGCCATCGGTCAGGAAATGGAGAACAGAGTTCTTGGCCGCTTCGAAACTCAGCGCGACCCGCTCGGCCAAGCGTGGGCGGCATGGAAACCTTCGACGGTTGCGTCCTATCCGAAGACCGGCAACAAGCGCTTGCTGGATCGGTTTGGCGACATGCTCGGCAGCACCACGCACACCTTCGATTCAAACAGCGCCGAAATCGGCTTCGGCGATCCGACTGCCACCTATCACGAATGGGGAACAAAACACATGGAGCGCCGTGGCTTACTGTTTGCCGATCCAGATGCCGGAACCTTGGCTCCCGAAGACGAGGCGACGCTGCTCGAGGTCGTCGCGGACTTCCTTGAGACGACGCTCGATTGA